CACCAATCACGGATCGATCACGGCAACGGTCACCGCGACCCGCGGCGCGATCGGGTATGCGTGGTATCTCGGCCTTACCGCCGGTACGGAAAAGCTCGTGGCGATCACCGGCTATCCGACCGCCACGTTCACATCGCTGAACGCGACCGGCCAGGCCGCAACGGCCCTGCCGGCGACCGATACGTCGACCAATTCGCTGAACTACGACGGCATCCTGACGCAGATTCTCGCGTCGGGCAGCGGCGCGTATTACGCCGACTTGGGCGGGCAACCGCTGACGACCGCCGGCTCCGGCTCGGGCGGGATTACCGAGTTCAATGCGCTGATCGCCGATCGGATCGCGAATTACCGGCTCGTGCCGACCGACATTTTTATGTCGCCGACCGACCAGAAGGCGCTCTCGAATCTGATCCTGACCGGCAATACGAACCTCGCGCCGTTCTTTATGGGCGATTCTAGCTCGGGCGGCATGGCTGCGGCGGTGCAGGCGAAGGTCTATAACAACCCCGTGGGATTCTCGACGGCGCAGCTGCAGATTCACGCGCACCCGTTCATCCCGGCCGGCACGATCATTTTCTACAGCCGGACGAATCCGTACCCGCTGTCGAACGTGCCGAACATCATCCGCAAGCTTTGCCGGCGCGACTACTGGCAGGTCGATTGGCCGGTCGTCACCCTGCAGCGCACGCTCGGCGTGTACTTCGACGCCGTCCTGCAGATGTACTTCCCGCCGGCCTTCGGCGTCATTACGGGGGTGAAAAGCGCATAACGACGTCTGAGTAGCAAGCCGCGGCGGTGCTGTTTGTCGGGTTCTCCTCCCTGACCGACATACTTCTACCCCTCGCCGCCGCGGTCTTTTTTCGAGGCAAAGATGCAGCCATATCAGCAACGCGTAGTCGATGAAAAGGCGGCCCTTGATGAATTGCATGGGAAGCTAAAAGTTTTCCTGAGCGGCGATGTTTTCAAAAAACTAGACAACGCGGAACAGCAGAGATTGTTTCATCAATCGGCCGCAATGGCGTTGTACTCATATATTTTGGCGGAACGCATAACTGCATTTCAATGAACCCTGGCGACCTCACGACTCTGGCGAACGCGAAGGCATGGCTCGGCCTGTCCGGCGTCGCAATCGCGGACATATCGACCGCCAATCCGGCCGTGGTAACGCTTGCCTATGCGCCGCAGACGCCGCTCTCGAGCGGCCTGACTGTCGGCATCAGCGCGGTCAATGGCGCGACGTGGGCGAACGGCAACGAGTACGTCATTACTATGATCGACGCGACGCACTTCTCGATCCCGGTCGATTCGACGGCGCTCGCGATGTATACCGACGGCGGCCTGGCCGGCCTCACCGATACGCTGATGCAACGGCTTATCTCGGCCGTTTCAACGTACATCCAGTCGGCGCTCAATCGCACGATCCGCAATCTGCCATACGTCGAGTTTCGCAGCGGGCAAGGCGGGCAGACGATGCTGACGCTCAATTTCCCGATTACGAACGTCCAGGGCGTCGCGATCAACGGGATTCAACTACCATCGCGCCCGCCGTTTGCGGCGACGTCGACGACGAACTTCATCGGCTTCGGCTGGCAGACGTCCGGCCCGAGCGGCTTTGTATGGGACGATCTGCGCGTCATGGTCACCGGCTATACGTTCGAGCGCGGATTTTCAAACGTGCAGATCGACTATGCGGCCGGCTATCTTGTTACCGGGGAAGCGCAGCGCGTGCCGGCTGGCGCGCCGTTCTCGCTGGTCACGCTGGCGCACTGGAACGCGGGCGACCGCGGCGTGACTTACGCCGATGGCTCGCCATTGCAAGCGACGTCTTACGGCTCGGCCTTGACGCGCGGGTCGTACAGCGTCGATCCGAACGGCGTCTATTACTTCTCGTCGGACGATGCGGCGGCCGCGGTTTTGATTTCCTACGGCTACGTCCCGTTCGACGTGGAGCAGGCGGCGGTAGACATGATCGGCGACTGGTTCCGCTATCGCGACCGCATCGGGCAGACATCGATGACGATCGAGGCGCAATCGATCACGTTCACGAATACCGCTATCACGGCGCGCGCGCAAGGCATCATGAATCAATACAAGCGCGTCGCGCCAGTCTACTAGGAGAATAAGATGCTATTCGAGTTCGTTCTTTTTCTGATTCTCGGGCTGGTCGAGTTCGTTCCGCTGACGGGCAACGGCAAGCTGGTCGCGATGATCGTGTTCGTCGTCCTGCTCGTGCTCTGGCTCGTCTCTGGCGTGGCCGGCTGGCACGTTCCGTTCCCGAGCCGATGATCTCCGGCTATATCATCGGCGATAAGGCGCTCGTCGCCCGCATCCGGGGCGCGGGCGCGGTCGTCAAGGCCGAGATCGACGTGACCGTGCAGAAGCTCGGCTATGCGCTGCAGGCGCGCGTGCAGACGCAGAAGCTAACGGGCCAGGTCTTGCGCGTGCGGACCGGCCGGCTGCGCTCGAGCATTTCGCAGAGTGCGGCCGAATCGCGCTCGCGGTTCGTTTCAACCGAAACGACCGCAATCGCCTACGTCGGGACGAACGTCAGCTACGGCGCAATGTGGGAACATGGATTTAGCCGCAAAGTCGGCGCGGGGGCGCGCGGCGGCCCTCGGACTCTGTCCGGCAAGGCGCTCGACTCCTATATCCGCCGGCACCCGCCGGGCGTCCGGCAAGTGGCAGCGCGGCCGTTCCTGGCCCCGGCGCTGTTCGAAATGCGCGCGCAGATTCAGACCGAACTCGGCGCGGCGCTGAAGCGCGGCATGGAAAAGGCTCTCCGTGGCAACGCGTGAGCCAATCTACCAGGCGCTTTTCGACCTCGTGACGAACTATCCGGCCGTCCGCGCGCAGTTCATCACCTTCGGCCGGCTGCTGCCGCACGTCGAGAACGTCGCGCCAGCGCAATGTCCGGCCCTGTTCACGTTCCAACTGCCGGAGCGGCGTGTCTACAAGGGCAAGGGCATCCCGGCGATTCGCACGCTTTACGTCGCCTTCATCGCCTATTTTTCCGGCGGGACGCCGGGGACCGGTCCGCTGCCGGCGACGGCGATCAATGCCGCGGCCGACGCGATCGATGACGCGATCAGCAATCCTGGCAACCCGCAAAATACGCAGACGCTTGGCGGCTTGGTCGAGCACGTGTTTATCGAGCCGACCGTCCAACCGTACGAAGGGCTGCTGCAGGAAAAGAGCGTGCTCGTTTCCGTCGTTTCGATTCTGATTCCATGAGAGGCGACGGCGAAAATCATGGGCCGAAAATCCCGATTCCCGGCGGCGCGGGCGAGGCGATATACGAAGCGCTCCGCCGGATGGCGATGCGCCCCGGCGAGTGCGGGATCACGATCAACAAAGAGCGCGTGGCCGGCGGCGGCTACGTTTACGTCATCGGAACTAACGAACCGCCGGCCAAGCCGGTAAGGAGTAGCAATCATGGCTGACTTTTTTGGCACTGGCTCGTTGATCGCGACGCCGCTGTATGACGCAAGCGGCGCGGCGATTGCGCTGCCGTCGCCGGTCGTCTTCGGCATCCTGCAGGACGTGGACGTCGAAGACTCGGCGGATATGAAGGAACTGTACGGCGACAAGGCGTACCCGGTAGACATCGGCCGCGGGAAGCAAAAGCTGACGCTGAAGGCGAAGGCGGCGATGATAAATGCCGAATTGTTCAACTCGGTCTATTTCGGCCAGGGCATCGTCGCTGGCTCCGACAATGCGATCATCGATAGCGTCGGAACTTCGGTCCCGACCGGCGCAGGCTCGACCTCGGTCGTCGTCAACGCCGTTGCAACCGGCGGCGCGAGCGCGATCTTCGCGGCGGACCTCGGCGTGCAAGCGCCGGACGGCACGCCGTACACGCGCGTCGCAAGCTCGCCGACGGCGATGCAATATGCGCTGACGACTGGCGCTAACGGCAGCGGCGCGACGTATCAGTTCTCGGACGTATCCGTCGGGCTGACGGTGTTCATCAACTACCAGTACAGCAACGCCGCTGGGACGGGCAAGGTACTGACCATCAAGAATATCCCGATGGGCCAGGTGCCGGTGTTCTCCTGCCAGTTGATGACGCCGAAGCGGAACAACCAAACGATGTGGCGGAAGTTCTTTTCGTGCACGGCGACCAAGCTCGGGATGTCGTTCAAGAATGACGACTTTGTCATCCCCGACTTCGAGATCGGCTGCTTTGCCGACCCGTCGACCGGCAACGTTCAGCAGTTCGCGTTCTCCGAATAGCCGCCGTGGACTCGGCTAACGGAAGTGTGAAATATGCGCCGATCCCGGGGAAGATTCCCGGGACGGCGGTCAATTTAGGCGGCCATGATTTTATCGTGGCCCCTCTTAACCTCGACCTTTTCGTCGCGCACGAAGCGCAGATCACGGCGATGGGATCATTGCCGACGACCAAGGAAGGCGTCGAGCAAGTCCTGCCGCTGTTTCTCGTCTGCATCCAGCGCAATTATCCCGACATGACGCTGGCGGCCTTGCGCCAGTTGGTCGACTTCGGCAACGTAACGGCGTTGACGAATGCGATCATCGAGACGAACGGATTGAAACTCAAGGCACCGGGGGAGTCGGTGCCGGCGGCCCCGTAGACTGGGCCGCGGTGTTCGCCTT